GATGGAGATCAAAGTCTATCTTGGTTGATACGATAAAATACGCACTGTTCTATACTATGCCATATTTATATTAAAAAGAAAATATGGCTTCATTAAAAAAACGATTACAAAATCTTTTTAGTACCAATGTAATAGTTCGAGCATATGGTAAAGACCGTTTAAAAGTTGTCGATACTAACCGTTTACAAGGTCCGGGTAATTTAGGTCAAACTAAAGTAGCAGATCGCTATACGAGATTGCATGGTGCAAATCGTCATCGTGTTGGCGGTCAAGGTGGATATGATTCAAATTATTATATGCATCAAAACCGTATGCAACTTTATGCTGACTACGAAATGATGGATAAAGATCCTATTATATCATCAGCATTAGACATTTACTCAGATGAATCTACATTAGCAGATCAATTCGGTGATATATTAACTATTCGAACAAATAATACCCAAGTTCAAAAAATTCTTAGTAATTTATTTTATGATATTTTAAACATAGATTTTAACTTATGGACATGGATTCGTAACATGACTAAATACGGAGATTTCTTTTTAAAATTAGATATTGCTGAAGAAATTGGTATCATTAATGCACGTCCATTTTCAAGTTATGAAATGGAACGTTTTGAGGAATTCAAGGAAGAAAGCGGCGATTATGAAATTAAATTCCGTAATGTAGCTAGCGAGCGAGATGAATATGCCGTATATGAAATAGCTCATTTCCGTATGTTATCGGATTCTAACTTTTTACCATATGGTAGATCTATGTTAGAAGGAGCTCGTAAAGAATTTCAAAAATTAATGATGCTTGAAGATGCAATGTTAATACATCGTATAATGAGAGCTCCAGAAAAACGTATATTTAAAATTGATATTGGTAATATTCCGGCAAATGAAGTTGATACTTTTATGGAACAAATTATCAATAAAATGAAAAAAATTCCACACGTTGATCCGCAAACAGGAAATTATAATCTTAAATTTAACATTAATAACATGTTAGAAGATTATTATTTACCAGTTCGTGGAGGTCAATCATCTACTTCAATTGATACATTACCAGGTATGACATTTACTGGTATGGATGACATTGAATATGTTAAACATAAAATGATGGCTGCTCTTAAAATACCTAAGCCATTTTTAGGCTTTGATGAAGGTGTAGAAGGTAAATCTACATTAGCATCCATGGATATTCGATTTGCTAGAACAATTGAACGTATACAAAAAATTGTAGTATCAGAATTAGCAAAAATTGCTGTAGTTCATTTATATGCACAAGGATTCGAAGGCGAAGATTTAGTTGGGTTTGAATTAGAATTAACTGCACCATCGATTATATACGATCAACAAAAAGTTGCATTAATGACTGAAAAAGTTACACTAGCAACTTCTATGCGAGATTTAAAATTAGTTTCGGATAAGTATATATACGAATACATATTCAATATGACTGAAGAACAATGGTTATCAGAACGCAGCAATGTTATTGAAGATTTAAAATTAAGATTCCGTCAAAACCAAATTGAACAAGAAGGAAATGATCCTACTATAACTGGAGTATCATATGGAACTCCGCATGATTTAGCAACAGTTCATATGTCTAGTAATGATGTAATCGAAAAAGATCCAGGCGGCCGACCAAAAGAAGGAATTAAATTTGGACAACATAAAAATGCAATGGGCTGGGATCCGTTAGGTACAAAACAAATAAAACAAGCGTTTGATGCCGAAAATCAAAAAACAGCATTTTTACCCGATCCTAGATTTTCAAAATCATCTAGACAAGCAGTACGTGCTGAAAGTGTTTTAAAAAATATGCCAATACCAAATAAAAAAACTAAAAATATCATCACAGAATCATTAAAACTAAACAATATAGATCCAGATGCTGGTACATTGTTAGATGAAAATAACATTTTATAAAAGTAAACATATTTATTAAAAATTAAGGCAAAGATACGTAATGAAGAAACTAAAACATTCGAAATACAAGAATACAGGTATTTTATTTGAAATGTTAGTTAGAAAATTAACGTCCGAAACTATGTCGTCAGATAAATCAGTATCTATCGATATTATTAAAAAATATTTCGGAAAGAATACTGAATTATCAAAAGAATTGCAACTGTATAATTTGCTACTTAAAGAACGTTTTAAGAGCGAGGCACGTGCATTAGATTTTATTCGCAGTATTAAAGAAGCACACGGCAAACTTAATCAAAGTGACCTAAAACGCCAACGTTACAATCTAGTTAAAGAAATTTCGGATAAGTTTATATTTGAGAATATGTCTAAAATGCATATTAACAATTATAAAGTATTAGCATCAATTAACATGATATTCGAATATCCAGAATCAGATAATCCTAAACAAATAATGGAATGTAAAAATGCTATTATAGAAAATGGATTATTAACTGAGCGTACTAAAACACAAAAAGACCCAGTATTAGAACATTTTAAAACACAATCTAAAGATGTTCGATTATTGACTTATAAATTATTAGTTGACAAGTTTAATGAAAAATATTCTGGTTTAGACGAATCTCAAAAACGTTTATTGAACAAGTATATTACTAATGTAAATGACACAACTACATTTAGAGAATATGTTCAACAAATTATACCAGCAATTAAAAAACAACTTGCTGAACAAGCAAAACACGTAGATGATAAAGTAGTTAAGATTAAAGTGCAAAAACTATCTGAGATGCTTTGCAACGTTGAAAATTTAAAAGTGATTAAAGAATCACACGTTCTTCAATTGTTACGTTATTTTGATTTAGTTCGCGAATTAAAAGGAATGCATTAATGAGAACCGTATTACAAGAAATGAAAAAACATTTTACTGTTATAAACGAAAGTTTACGAGGTACTATCGATGAACCAAATTTTATTGAGGTTGCAATTCGAGATGCTCGCGAGGCGTTGTCTATATATGCTGATGTAAGTAGAAATTTTCGAGAAATAACAATATATGGTTCTAATGTATATGCTTCGTTTAATGCATCAGAAATTTCTGAATTACTAGATATGTTCGATCAACATTCAATTGAAATAAGCGAAGTAGTTACAGAAGAAGAAGATTTAGACGAACAAAATGTAACTGGGGCAGTAGCAGGATATTCAACTCCAAATGCATTTCGTAAAAAAACTAAAAAAGTAGATTATGCAACTGGATTAGAAGAATCAAAAAAAACAGTTTCTAAAAAAGCAACGCCTGGACATTATCAAATAATGGAATTTGATGAAGAAGTTCAAACAGAAAAATTTCCATTTTCATTAGAAGAATCAGATTGGTGGAACGGTGAAGTTAAATATCCGTCTACTAATTTATCACATACTCCTGGTACTGCACACAAAAAAGATCATCATGATAAACCATTAGCAGAAGATATAATTGAACAAAAATACGAACAATTAGTTGAAGGATATCGAGATTTTAAATCAGATGATATAAAACCATCGCACAAAGTTAAAAAGACAATAAAAGAAATTGCAAAAAAATTGCAAGAAATTGAAACATTAGTTAATTACAATAATCGTTTGAAAACAGAATCTGGTGTTACTTCATCAGCATATGGATCTAGCACGGTTAAAGCATTATCTAAAATTTCAGAAAGATTAATTAAAATTTCAGAACGAGTAAGAGCATTAGGGGAATAATATGTCAAAACAACTAATTGTAGAATATATGCCATTCAAACCGGTAGGTTCATTAAATGAATCATCTGGTGATGCGTATGGAATACCAGGTGGTTTTGTTGTGCAAGGAGTTTTGCAAAGAGCGGGTGCTAAAAATCAAAATGGTCGCGTATATCCTAAACCAATATTGCATAGAGAATGTATTCGTTATCAAAAAGAATATATTGACCAACACAGAGCATTAGGAGAATTAGATCATCCAGAATCATCGGTAGTTAACTTAAATAACGTATCTCATAATATTTTAAAGATATGGTGGGAAGGTGATGATTTAAAAGGAGCTGTTCAAATATTAGATACGCCATCTGGTAAAATTCTTAAAGAACTATTTAAAGCGGGTATTACTTTAGGTATTTCTAGTCGCGGATTAGGTTCTGTTAAAGAATTACGTAATGAAGGTACAGTTGAAGTACAAGAAGACTTTGAATTAATATGTTGGGACTTTGTATCAAATCCATCAACTCACGGAGCATTTATGCGTCCAACACATATGAATGAATCAGTTAATAAAACAATAAAAAATAATAAATACGACAAAGTACATGATATAATTACATCAATACTTTGCGAAGATGGAAAGTGTAGAATATGAGTGCTTTTAAACAACCAAACTTAACGCGTCTTATTAATATATTAAATGAAGACAAACAAACTGTATTTAGTGATGAACAATCACAACCTGTTACAACAGAAGAAAAACGTGAATTTGCAGAATCTTTAAGATCATTTTCACAATTAGGTGAATCAATATACGGTCGTGGTAATTTAGAACAAATTACAGAACGATTGAATAAAATGGTTGGAACTGCAACAAAATTAGTTTCAGAAGCTGGCGATGTTACTGAAAAGATCGGCGGGTCTCGTCATATGAAATATATTACAGAAGCATTAAAGGAATTTAATAAGTCTGCTCAAGAAGTAATGATTCATGAACGAAGAATGTCGGCTGCATATGAAGATATCGCAGAAGGCCTTAAAAAATATTATGATGTTCAATAATTTGGATATACGTTAAAAAATACTTATTATAAAGGTATAAAATGAATAAATTTAGACAATTATATAAAAGCTTTTTTGGATTGCAAGAACAGGCATCACCGACACCGGGGTTATCAGTTGCTCCGGATAAACTTAATGATCCAAATGTACAAGCACAAATTAAAAAAGGCGTAAAAGTGCGCGTAGAAGGTGACATCGATGAAGCAAAACTTATTAATCATTTAACTGATTATAAAGGAGGTGTAGAATATGTTTTAAGAGATCCACAACAAGCTCAAGCAGTTGCTGAAGAAATTCGTCAATGGTCTGAGAAAAAAGGATTTAATATAATTAAAACAAAAATTTCAAAAAATGGTAAAGTTGGTTATTTTCATTTTAGATTAGGACAAGACCCAGCATTAGAATCACAAAAAATACAAGGATATATTGCACAGAAGCCTGAAGTAAAACATTTCCGTTTTAATGTTAGAGGGCAACAAGTAGCACCAGCTCAATCAGAACCTGTTGCAAATCCACCAATGCAAAGAAACCCAAATATATAAGTTATGAATAAAAAACAAAAACAACACCGAATGATTGTACCCGGCAATGGTTTGGCAGTAAATGTAGTCGGGACAGAAACACATGATGTTGCATATGCAATTAAAACATGGAAACGAAAAGTAAAAACTGCAGGAGTTTTAGAAATTACTAGAGACAAAAAAGAACATGTAAAAAATTGTGTTAGACAACGACAAGAAAAAAATAAAGCAATTTATTTTCAAAAAATACAAGATTTAAGAGATAAGAATTAAATCTAAGAATTAAGCCTCAACAAAAAAGTTGGGGCTTTTTTACTGGTTTTTCAAACTAGTACATATATATAAAAGAATACGCTATCAAATCCTTTCTATATAGCGTCCATAAAAAAATTATTATTCTATTAAGATTTCAAATAATCTTACTTCCAAACAAAATTTAAGGAGAAAACAAACATGGCAAAAACTGATTTGCTAAAACAAGCAATCGCTGATGCAAATGCTGTTAAAGAACGATGACGCTGCAATGGCTGATGACGCTGCAATGGGTGATACACCAGAAGAAGTTGGTGTTGGATTAGATTTCAACATGGATGGTGATTATGATTTAACTGGTAACTTAGGTGCAGTTGAAGATGAAGAAGGATTACCAGCAGAAGACGAATTTTCAGATGAAGATGCAAACAACGAATATTCCGAAGAAGATGATGATTTAGAATTAGAATCTATTATTCGTGAGTTAGAAGGTGATTTAGATGCATCTGAAGAAGAGCCATTAGATGGTGAACCAATGCATGGTATGCATGAAGGTGAAGAAGAAGATGAAGAAGATGAAGAAATGAACGAAGACATCGACTCGATCATTGAAGCAATTCTTCGTGAAGAAGATTTAGATGTTACCGCTGATGTTGAATCTGATGACGAGCATGGTGATGTTGTTGCTGAGTTAGCTGAAAAAGAAGAAGAACTTAAAGAAGCTTATAAAACAGTTAAAAAATTAACTAGCATCATTAATGAAGTAAATCTTTTAAACGCAAAACTTCTTTACACAAACAAATTG